ATCCGCGCCTTCCGGGGACCAGGCACTTTCTTGCTGCTCTGGCGGCGTGGGGTCCGGAGTTTGCGGGATATGTTCTTCGTCCCTGTGGCGATTGGGCCGAACATTTATCGCTTGCGGCGCGCATCGAACGACTGCGCCGAGAACTCGAGGAACTGAAGCGTGAGATTAATGCGCTGGGTTCAGCGACAGCTATGGACGATGAGGTGCGCGTGGCGCTTACGCGTGCTCAGGAATCTCTTGCGAAAGCGCAATCTACTACTGACTAGGCAAAGGAAAATATGAAATGACTTTCGTGCTGGCAATCGAAGAACTCGTTCTAGAACACAAGGAATGTGTTGCGACTATCGAAGCTGCGACCAAGCGCAAGCTCGAGATCGAGCTTTCCTTGTCGACGGTGCTCGAGAAGCTGGGCCATGTAAATCTCAACAACGGCCCAGAGAAAAAGCAGCGCAAGCAGCGTTCGGATATCGGCGTATCACGCAAGCCGTACGCTGCTGGTCCGGTAGTGGACGATAATTTCTCCAGTGCTGCCTGATGACTAAAGGAACACAGTCAGAATGACGCTGCTGCAACTCGTATACATGATCGGCTGGCTATTCGCTGTCTTCGACCTACCAGCCGACAACCGCCCGTCGGCATGGTGCATCGGCGCGTCGATTGGCTGCGCCGCCTGGCCGGTGGTGCTGGTTGTCACTGCGGTGAACAAGGGAGCCGACTGGTGCGCACGGAACGTGAAGTGATCTGCCCGACGTGCGAGGGCGACGGCATGGTGCTGGTCAAGGACCCGGCGCGGCGTGAGCACGCCGAGCCATGCCCGGAGTGTCAGGGCGCATGCGTCGTCTACTGCTGCGAGGGGGCGTCGGTAGGTGTGACCGTGAGAACGACTCGGAAGTAATTGGCGCGGCAAGGCTAGGCAAGGCAGGGCAAGGCATGGCATGGCATGGCATGGGGCCGTATGGCCGTAGAGAAGAGGAACAGAAGAAATGCGTAACTACAGGATAGAGATTACGGGAACACAACCACTCTTGATGCACCATGACGACATCGAGTGGGCAGATGTGATGGACTCATGGAGAAACGACCCAAAGAACAAAAAATCCTCTAAGGCAGGGGACGATCGCACGCCGGCGCATCGCTGGATTGGGTCTTTGTATCACGATAACGGAAAGTTGGTAATTCCAAGCGAGAACATTATGCGCGCTATAATGGAGGGCGCAGCAATGGTTCTTGTTCCTGGAGGAAAGAGCGGCAAGACATTCAAATCACAGAGTCAATCTGGAATCGTGCCGGCATCGGTAGGGTGGCCGCTTATCGTTGGAGATAAGGAAATTCCAAGTAGCAAAATATTAGAACTCGCCGTGGTAAGCGACTTCTCTATACACAAAGAAATGGTGCTTTCTCTCGGATTCAGTCTGTTTCTAAAGCGAGCCAGAATTGGGACGCAGAAGCATATTCGTGTACGTCCAAGATTCGACATATGGGCTGCGGCGGGTGAGCTTGCTGTTATCGACGATCAGATCACCACCGAAGTGCTCACAAGCATTTTACAGTGTGCCGGCACGTATAAGGGCCTATGTGATTGGCGACCGGGAAGTAAGACGCCAGGATCATTCGGCACATTCGTTGCTAATGTTCAGAAGCTTTAGTGGCATGGCCTGGCATGGGGCCGTATGGCCAAACGCAAGTTTCTCTTACATGAGGTGACAAAACGATGAGTAATAGGTTTATTGGTGGCAAGTCGACTCGTATGGAAGTCGACGAACTGCTAAATCTAAAAGTCGAGCCTGGTTCAAGTGTGGCGTACTCAAAGATAGAGGAAATACTTGGCCTATCGAGGAACGAAACACGGTTTCGCACCGTCACTGGAGTATGGCGAAAGAAGCTATTACGCGAACGCGGGTGGGACACTATATCTGAAAGCGGTGAGTTTCGCATTCTAAGTCCGGCAGAAGCATTGAATGCCGGTATTAGCCGTCTAGAAAAAGTAGGGCGAGCGGCTGGTCGTACTGTGGTGCGTGTAGAAATTATCGAGGCACATACGCTCTCTCCAGAGGAGCAGCGGCGTCACATGATGCTACGGCGGTATTCTCGCGCGGTGCTCGAAAGCACACAGGAAGCTGTCAAGCAAGTGGCCATGCCAAAGGCTGTTTCCGGATCGACACTGAGGGTTGCGTCTCGCAGCTAGGAGCGGCATGGCACGGCGGGGCACGGCCGGGTGGGGCAAGGCGATGCTGGGCGTGGCTTAGGCGCGGCGCGGCATGGCAAGGCATGGCATGGCATGGGGCCGTATGGCCAAACATGAGCAACGGCAATGCGTGAAACCGACATCGAATCCGCCATCACCGCGTATCTGAAATTCGCGCTGCCGCCGCTGGCAGTATCGTTCCACATCCCGAACGAGGGGCAGCGCGGGTGGAAGTCGCAAGGTGCGTTCAAGCACGCCGGCGGCGTTGCCGGTGTTCCTGACCGCTGCATCCTCTGGAACGGCAAGGCGCATTTCCTCGAATGCAAGGGGCCGAAGGGCCGACTGTCGCCGGCGCAAGAAGAGATGTTCGTGCGCATCGAGGATGCTGACTGCGAGGTCGCGGTGGTGCGTTCGATTGAGGATGTCGAGGCTCGGCTGATCGAGTGGGGTATTCCCATCAACGCACGACTGAAGCTGTCGGCTAATGACGAAATTATGGTGAAATGTGGTCGTATGCCTTTGGCACGATGGGCGTCGGAAGAATGACTCCTATGAGATGTGAATTTCCCGGCAAGAATGAGTTAGCCATGTTTTTTGCTGAATATATACTCGGATGGCCTTGGGAATCATTGTTCTCTGATAAGGAAGATGGGGCAATCAGATATGATTATAGTCCATATTGTCCAGAATGGAATACTCCATATCGAAACGACTTAATCTAAGCTGCCGAAAAATTCTTGAACGAATATTATGTTAAAAGAAAATGACTGTCACTCTGCTAACTGGTGATGTTCGCGTGATGCTGGCGACGTTGCCGGCCGAGTCAGTGCATTGCGTCGTTACATCGCCCCCGTACTGGGGATTGCGCGATTACGGCACAGCGACGTGGGAAGGCGGCGATGCGACATGCACCCACGATGTTTCGACTATACGCACCAAGCCGGAACTACTTGGTTGCACGTCATGGTCGCATCGCGATGCGAGTGGCTTCAACGGAAATTACTGCCGTAAGTGCCGCGCACGGCGTATCGATCGACAGCTCGGCTTAGAGGCAACACCGGAAGAGCATGTCGCGAATATAGTCGAAGTGTTTCGTGAAGTGTGGCGGGTGCTGCGTAAGGATGGGACTTGCTGGATTAATTATGGCGATTCTTATGCCAGTGGTGAGATTGGCAGGCATGATGCGCTTACCGCTGTTGATGGTAATTCTTTGATTAATTATAAAGGATTAGGAACGGCACAGAAGACACGCCAACAACGCCGTCTTTTTACTGGCCTCAAGCCCAAAGACCTCGTTGGCATGCCGTGGCGCGTAGCTTTCACGCTGCAGGCCGATGGTTGGTGGCTACGCTCTGATATTATTTGGGCCAAACCAAATCCTATGCCGGAAAGCGTTACTGACCGGCCGACAAAGAGCCATGAGTATGTGTTCCTACTAACTAAGAGTGCGAAGTATTTCTATGATACCGAGGCGGTTAGGGAAAAACATGGTGAATTATGTCGTCGGGACAGTAATTTTCGGCATCAGAAATATGAAAATCATTCGTCTTTCGACAACAGCAATAAACTAGAACCAAGAATAAACGGACGTGCTGTGCCTGAAAATGGCCGTAATCTTCGCTCTGTCTGGACCATCCCCACCGCGCCGTTCTCCGAGGCGCACTTTGCTACATTCCCGCCCAAGCTGGCAGAGACATGCATTCTTGCCGGCACGTCGGCGAAAGGGTGCTGCTCGATATGCGGCGCGCCCTTGGCACGCAAGCGTATAAGAACCGAATCTGACTACAGGTCCCAAGAAACGCTAAACAAGCACGGAAAGACTGATTTTAGTCACATCCAGCGTCTTAATGGCAAAAAATACGATCATTCATGGAGTTCGTCTGAAACGTTCATTCCATCGTGTTCATGTCCGCCCGCCTCGCCTGTTCCTTGTACCGTCCTCGATCCATTCGCCGGTGCCGGCACCACGTTGATGGTGGCCGACCGGCTGCAGCGCCATGCCATCGGCATAGACCTCAACACCGAATATGCGGCGATGGCAGTAAAGCGCATCAAAAAGGACCAGGGACCGCTGTTCGCGGAGGTTTTATGACACCAGAAGAGATTCGACGCGACAATCATAACTCGTGGGTGTGGTGCATTGCAGTGATGCGCGAACGTATTTCGGGAGAACCAGCAGAGGAAAACTTTCTTAAATGGGTTGGACGTTATGACGACTGCGATTGACGAACTCGCTGATGCCGTAGCGGAGCAACGTGCCGTCGACCGTGCCAAGAAGGCTGCGTGGCGTCATGCGTATTACAACGATCCAGCGCATCCGGAGCGCAAGGAACGCAAGCGCTGGCGAGCTAGAGAGCTTGCTCGGAGGAATCGAGCCGAGGGAAGGATTTATTCCGACCCTGGTAATGTGCCGTGCGGACAGCTTCGACAAAGCGAAAGGCAGATTGAGATGCTTGGCGTGCTGATGGCGGGTCGCCGATATGGCTGATTTTCCAGCGCTTCCATGGTGGACGGACGCCTATCTCGCGGATACGCGGCATCTCACTCGAGACGAACATGGAGCCTATTGTTTGCTGCTGATGGAAGCATGGCGGCGACCGCGATGCAGCTTGCCCGATAATGACGATCTGCTGGCGCGGCTGACATGCTCCACGGCCGAGGAATGGGCTGCTCTAAAGCCGGTGGTAATGGCCTTTTGGAGGCTCGATGCGAACGCATGCGAATGGACTCAGAAAAGGCTGTCAGCTGAGCGGAAATTTGTCGATCTCAAACGGGCCAAAAACCGTTCCTCTGCTGTAGGTCGCTGGCAGAAAACAAAAAAAGATGATGCGAACGCATATGCGAACGCAATGCCCCCACACCCACACCCACACCCACAAGAATCAAAGAAAGAATCTCCTTCGGAGATGAGAAAGAAAGCTGATGCCTCGCCTATGGCTCAGCCTATCGCGAAACCTTCAGCGCTTCGTGGTTCGCGCTTGCCGGAAGGCTGGCGACCAAGTGCCGAAGATCTGGCCTACGCTCAGCAGCGAGGGCTGTCGCGCGAGGCCACGGAAGCTATGGTGTTGGATTTCGAACAGTACTGGCGGGCCAAGGCAGGCAAAGAGGCAGTTAAAGTAGATTGGCACCTAACATGGCAACGTTGGGTACGTAACTCAGAGCAATACGGCACAAAAAGAAACAGCAGTGGAAATGGAAGAGAACCTTACGTTTCGCCAAAAGCAAGAATCGCAACCGAACTCTACCATAAATTGGTTGGAGGCACTACTGGCAGCGACAAGGGTGCCGAGCGGGGAAACGTACGAGAGTTTACGCCTAAACTTATTTCTCTACAGCGAGGTGGTTGAAAGTGACGCTCATCTCATGACAAAAGACACACTTATCGAGGCAATACGCACGTTCGACTATTTTCCAACTCCAGCAAGATTGGTGGAATTCTTCAATGATGAGCGATTTACATGCTCATGGTCATCTACTGACGGCAAGGCGGTCCCCGTCCGAGAATGGCCCCATCGTGGGCCGTTAGGGGGCACGGAAAACGCATGATGGCAAACCAATCCACGCTGGCCAGGGGACAAAGTGTGAGCAAACCATTCAATGCAGCTGAATTCCTAGAAGAGCTGGATAGACCAAAGCGGATGCGCAAAGGTGAGTTCCAGTCTGAACACAGCCTGGATTTGCTGGCCTACGAAATCGGCATACTATCGCTCGAAGTCCGTAAGCTCACGATTGCCAGGATGGCATGGCACGAAATTCAGAAACGAGGGAACTGATGGGGCATATTGTAACCGATGCGCAATCCGACGCGCCACTTCGGCAAGTTACTCCTCGCCAAGCAGCATTGCTGCGGCTAGTGGCCGCTGGTTTGTCGCTGAGAGGTGCAGCATTGACTATGGGAATCGAATACGCTACGGCCAGAGCGCATGCCAAGCTCGTCAAACGACGCTTAGGTTCTCACACCATGGCACATACGGTGGCGATCGCCGTGGTGCTTGGCGTAGTCTCTGACAACGACGTTCTGGGGCAAGAATGAACATGAAGAGCAAAACCGACGAAGAGCTGATAGCCGAAGCAGTGGCTTCTGGAAGAGTGCGTAAAATACCAATGTGGGAAACATCAGATTGGGAAAGCTTAAGTTTTCGTCAGCGCCGATCATTGGTATTTACTGCAGCCAAGCGAGCTAAAACGCCATCACATAACGAGAACGTGAGCTAACGCGATGTATCACTCAGGATTAGCGCCAAAGTGGGAAAAAGGTGTATCACCAAACCCTGGTGGAAGGCCTAAGTCTGGTCTGCGGATGACTGATCTCGCCCGCAGCTACGGGCCGGAGGCTATTGAGAAGTTGGTCGACAAGATGCGTCATGGTGAAGATGATCGCGTGCAGGTGATGGCGGCCAAGATATTGCTCGATCGTGGCTTTGGGGCAGTCAAGCAGATAGAGGATAATGCCGATAACAGGACACCGCCTACCTCGGAAGAACGTATTGCTATGCTGCATGAGATCGCAGGTCGCCTTGGAATGTCACTAATGCCGCTGCTGAAGAATGAATGATGGACTGGCGCGACGAGCATTGGCGCGATCTGGCTGCTACCGATAACTTCTTTAGAGAGCTACGAGCTGAATTTTGGAGTTGTCTCAATGATGGCTGGTATGAGACAACCGATCCGGTGGTGGTGCAGCGCCTGAGAGGGCAACGAGATGTTTTTGAAGCAATCCAAAGAATTCTTGGAAAGAAACGAGAAGATTGAACGTCGCTTGCAGCTGTGGAATGGTGCGGTCAGCATCATCAGGGCGTTGTCTATAACTAACACTCCAGCGGATGATTGCGGTTGGCGTGGTGATCATCGTGATGTCGACGCAGTGGCCGATTACATCGGCGGAATTGACGAAAGCTCTTTTCGTGAGCAAATTACCGAAGCCGCGAGCTGGATCAATGCAGAGCGTGATCGTGATCCACGGGGGCTGATCAACAGACCAGTGGTACGCGAGGTGATCAGTCACCTAAGGAGGAAATTTGGATAAGAGCGCCGGCCGTATCTTCGCGGGCATTACCACACTTGGCTTGTCCGAGGTGGCGCGTGCCACTCAGCCAGAGCCGCCCAAGCCGCCGAAGGTTCCCGAACCGACGGCGGCGCCGATGCGTGAGCTGCCCCCCGAGGAAAAGGAGCTGACTACGGGGGAGATTTCACAGCGTGCATCACAGGCCAAGAGCGGCGGCGGACTACAATCGCCCAGCTATCTCGGGCTGGACAGCGCTATGTCGCCATTTCAGCAGCGCACGGCAATCGCCACTAAGGCCACGTCTGGCGATCTTGGGCAAGACCCAGGGGCGTTCAAATATTACCGTGATCTGGCATTCAGGACATTGACCGAGCCTGGTGCATCGGTTCAACCAGTAGAGAATCAGTACATTGGTAGCTTTGGCGAGCCCCAGCGCACCAACGATGTTGGTGGCTATCTCAGCGCTGTGGAACGTATTTATAAGCGGTTTATGTGATGGCATCACAGTTAAAGCAGGATGTAGATTATCTCAAGTCGCTTTCTGTGAAAGAGTTCGATTCACTGTACGAATTGATGAAGGCTGGCAAGATGTCAGATCGTTGGGCTGATGCATTCTTCGCATGGCGTGATGGCGAGGGGCCTTACGAATGACCATTAAGCCTCTTTTCGATCTTGTTCTCCTCGAGCGGCCTAAGGCTGAGCGCATCGGTTCCATCCTCATTCCTAGAGATGCGCAGAAGCGGCATGCGACATTACGCTGCAGGGTTGTGGATCGTGGGCCGGCGGCGAGCGAGAGCATCCCTATCGGCGCAAGTGTTATTATCGGCATTCACACCGGCACGTGGATCAACGCCGATGGCCGGCCGGTCGCGGACATGAGCACCGCGGAGTACTTCATCTGTCAGGATACCGACATTCTGGCGGTGGTAGAGGAAGAGCATGAGCCAGACAGAGGAACGACCGGCGGAGCTGTCTCAGCCGGAAACCGAGCCTTCGCAGACTTCAAGTCCATCGCCTGATATTCCAGCCGAGCAGCCCCGTGGTCCGGATGGGAAGTTTCGTCCGAAGGGGCTGCCGGATGACGAGCAGTGGGAATACGTTGAGCTCAGTCCGGAAGGACAGAAGCGGTTCAACCGCGTCTATGGCGCGCTAAAGCACCACCAGGCGCTGAACGAGCAGCTTCTCAACGACCAGGTTATCCTCGCCGATAAGCTGGACAAGCTCGAGAAGCGGGTAACCAGTGGCGAAGGTGCTTCGACGGAAGCGCAGCTCAAGGGTGCCAAGGCGGCTGCGCTCGCAGGCGGCGATTATCAGCGTGTCATCGAGCTTGACGATGCTTTGCTCGATCTGAAAATGAAGGCGCTGCACCAGCAGAACATGGCGCAGCAGCCAGGCGGAGCGTCCGAATTACCCGCAACTCAGAATTATTCCCTTGACGAAACGACGAAAGTCCTACTAGATGAGTGGGGAAGAGAACGCGGAGCTGATGGCGACCTACTGAGACCGTGGGTTGATCCGAGGCATCCGCTGCACGAGAAAGCGAACAGAGCGCATCAGCTGGTGATGGCCGATCCGATGACGGCCTTCGCGCCGATTGGTGATGTTCTGGACTCTATCGATCGCTACATGGGGATCGGTAAGTCGACGGCGAAGGCTGTAGGCGCGCCGCAGTCGGTTGCAGCAGCAAAGCCAGCGAAGCATGCAGCCTTCCTTGGCACAGAGAACCCTCCGAAGAGCAAGACGGCATCGCCGCAATTAACGGCGGAGCAGATTCATATCGCCAAGCGGATGTTCAGGGGCGATCCCGATCCGGTAGCGCGATACAAGAGGGCCATTACGACACATGGTTAGTTCGACCGACCCGAGATTGCCTCCGATCGAAGAGGAAGCCAAGCGCAGCACTGCGCCGTGGAAGCCTCGTGGCAGCCGTCTCGGCGTGCGCAACAAAGAACCCGGCTACCGCTACAAGTGGGCTTCCGACGCCACGGGCACTGGCGACCGCATCTCGGAACTGCGTGAGGATGGCTGGGAGATCGTCTCGGGTGTAAGCGGCTCGAGGGTCAAGGGCGGCGACGAGGGCACCACCAGCGTGCACAAGGTCGGCACGTTGCGGCTGATGAAGCTGCCCGAAGAGATGGCGCTGGCACGTGAAGACTACTACCAGGACCAGACAGACAAGCAGACTATGCGATCTGCAGCACGGGCGCAGGCGATGCTCGAGGCCACCGGCGGGCCCTACAATGCCGAGAGCATCATCACCGAGGAGGTGATCAACCCGCGCACTGGCAAGCCGTTTGAGAGCCGCGAAGATGCGCGGCGTTTCATCGCCGCGAAGATGCGTGCTGGCCGCTATCCAACTGCCGCGCGCCGCACACGTCAACCGCAAGTAGGATAAGGCAATATGGCCGCAGTAAAGGCTTCATTCGGATTCAAGCCAAGTCGCAGTCTCGGTGGGGTGTTCAATCCGGCCATGCGGCGCTTCGCTGTACTTGCAACCGGTGTACGACCGATGTTTGTTGGCGATCCCGTGGTTCTGTTGTCGTCCAATGTCGTGCGGACGGTGACGCCGACAATTGCGGTAACTGCTGTTATTGGTGTTGTTGGACAGCTTCTCGACACCAATCAGAAACCACTGGTATTCTCGCAGCCGCTGCGCGGGCCGTTCTTGCCGATCGGTACGGCTGGTTATGCGGATGTCTATACTGACCCAAATAACATCTACTGGTCGGCAACGGATGCAACAGCGGCCGTCGTCAACCAGTTCGCTTTCGTGACGGCAGCTGGTAGCGCTACGCAGAACAACCAGGTTGGTCGTTCACCGCTGTGCATCGCCTACGCCACAGGCACCGCAGTTTCCTCGACTGAATACCCGTTCCAAATTGTCGGACCGGCCGCCGAGCAGCGGGATGCTCTCGTTAATCCAGACTGGACCGAGGGTGTAGAGGTCATCATCGCCCGTAACTACTACGTCCGCGCGTAGTACGGCAAGGGATTAAACTCAGATGCCGCCTATCGCCTCCTCAAACTTTCCTGAACTCTTGTGGCCAGGGCTAGCCGATCTATACGGTACAGCCTATAATCAGTGGCCAGAGTTATTTAGTCAGTATATGGATATCAAATACTCGGACAAGCGGTTCGAGAAAGTCCAGGGTGTTACCGGCTTGCCGCTTGCTGCGATTAAGACGGAAGGATCGCAGGTCAGCTACGTAGACCCAATGCAAGGGTTCCAGACAGAATATGTTATGGAAACATTTGCTATTGGTTGCGTCGTGACAATGGAAATGTATGACGACGAACAGTATGGTTATATTAATCAACTGCCGGAATTACTAGCGCGTTCTATGCGTCAGAGTCAAGAGACTGATGCTGCGAACATCATTAACCGTGCATTCAGTGCCAGCTTTACCGGTTCGGATGGCGTTTCCCTGTGTAGTGCATCGCATGTGCTGGTGAACGGCGGCACGTTCCGTAATCAGCTGGCCACCGCCGCTGATTTGGACCAGACATCACTCGAGATCGCGCTACAGGATGTGAAGAGCCAGTTCGTCGACGATCAGGGTCTCAAGATGCTGGTGCGGCCAACGACCTTGCTAGTCTCACCGGCGTTCATGTTCCGCGCCGTCAAGCTGCTGAGCAGCGGCCAGGTGACGGGTTCGGCCGACAACGACATGAACCCGCTGGTCAGTCTCGGCATTCGTCTGGTGGTCAATCCGTGGCTTACCGATGATGATGCGTGGTTCATCAAGACAGACATCCCGAACGGCCTCACGTTCTACTGGCGCATGCAGCCCGAGTTGAGCCGCGACAACGAGTTCGATACGAAGAACCTGAAGATGACGACAGTCGGCCGGTGGGATACGGGCTGGTCCGATCCCCGTGGTATTTTCGGCTCGCCCGGTGCGTAATGTCTAAGCCCAAGAAGCCGAAGGGCATGCCGATCCGCAAGCCGAAGGGATATTGACATGACGACCTTCACCAGTCCGCTGATCGTCAAGCCACTTGACACAAGCTACACAATTCAAAGCGATGCCACTGTTGCTGCCGCTTTTCGCGGTGGGGCAATTGCTGTGGTAAGTGGTGATGGTGCCGGTACGTCAATCAAGACTATTACCTCGACTCCGACCATTCTCACCACTGTGCGGACATCGACGGTCAGGTGTCGCGGTTATATCCGCTTCGTCGTAGATGGAACAACAGCGGTGGTGCCGTTCTACTACACGAACGTTTAGGGCCAAATTGTGCCCCGTTATATCACCAAGGCGACAGCATCAACAATTGTCGCAAATGTGACTGGCGCGACCGTGCAGACTACGGCGCACTCTCTTGGTATTTTCGATTCCAAAAGTCTTGTTGCGTTTCGTTTGGCGTCTAACGTAGGTGATGTTGGCGCAGAAGTATCAGCTAACATCTATTATTCAATTGATCCAGCAGAAAATCCAAACTGGATATTGTTTTGTCGTCAAGTAAGCCCAGCAACGATGACAACGGTAATTAATTTTCCGCTCCAAGCAATTAGAATTGATGTCATGACGAGTTTGGCAAGCGCGCCGTCTGTAGGGGCTACGCCAACATGGGCATACAGCATCCTCCAAAGTGGGACATGACTCTCAGAGAGATATGGGATAATCATACTGGCCTCTACACAGTTAAGAGAGCTTTGTATCCAGAAGTTTATGATAAATATTTAACTCGGTTTGTTGGAAAACCAGTCACACTTATAGAGTTTGGTGTTCTACGGGGTGGAAGCTTACAGATATGGCGTAAGTTTCTTGGAAATACAGCAAGGATAATCGGTGTTGATAGTAATCCTCAATGTCGCGCATTCTCTGATGATGCAGAGATTGTAATAGGAAATCAACAAGACGAGTCTCTATTAGCTGGCCTACCTGATCCAGATATAGTAATAGACGATTGCGGGCACTCTCCGTTAGATCAAATGGCTACATTTAGAAATATGTGGCCAAGGCTTAAGAATAATGGGGTATATGCTGTAGAAGATTTGGATAATCATGAGCATTTTGTGCAAAATGCGTTTCTTCTTATTCGTGGTGATCTCTTCCCGTTTCATCTTCACCGTTCTATCTTGATTGCAGAAAAGATCACAGAAGATGATCATAAAATCAGGGCTGGATCGTGACGCAATCCTACCAGCATCGGACGGTCCTCGAGATCATCAATAACTGCTTTACGCGCCTAGCGCTGAACGCGGTCACGACTCTTGACCAGACGCGCATGTCGGTTCTTGCCCTAGATCTCCTGAACGGCGTGCTGCAGGACATTGGTGACGCCGGCGACTGGCAGGAAGCCTACCGCGAGACCATCGTCACCGCAGCGACCAGCACCAACCGCTTCAAGGTGAGTGTGCCGGTGACGGCCACGTCGGAGGTCATTCGCAGCATCTTTCTCGTCCATTTCGGTCGGCAGACGCAGCACCTGATGCCGCAGAGCATCCCGGACATGAAGCGGTGGATCAGGGGCAGCGCGCGAGGCACACCGAGGCACTTCGCGGTTATCGGGGTGTCAGGGGCCGACCCGATCATGTACGTCTATCCTGAGCCAGTTACGGCCTCCACAGAGCCCTTCGAATTTCAGGTGTCGATGTACACCAAGCACCGCGTGCTGGTGACGGCGGATACGAGTATAATCCCGATGTACAACGCGCAGTTGGTCGAGCAGGGGCTATATGTAAAGCTGCTGCTCGAGGAGTCCGGTGGCGAGCCGACACCACATGTGCAAGCAGCGCTGCTCGAGTACGAAAGGATGAAACGCGAGGAACTGAACCGCTTCAACTATGACACTGGCGACAGCGAGATACAGTTTACGTTGGGGTAACGAAATGGCAGATGTCAGCACGGCAACGGTGATAGGCAGCACGACATGGGCTGTCTTCAACACCAGGATGACTAACCAGCAGCGCTCGGTATTTCTGAGCCAGTATCAGAAGCTCGGTGGCATTATAGACGCCGCATCATTGCCAGCCGCCTCCAGCCTGACGTTGGTCGGCAAGAAATATAAGACGCACGCGTGATCACATGACATGCTGTTTTAGTTCAACCCCTCTTTCTGGAATTATAACTATTCCAGCTGGCGCTAATATTCAGACGTACGTGAACGCCAATCCCGCTGGCACGACATACCAGTTGTCTGCTGGGACCTACACCGGCCAAACGGTATGGCCAAAATCAGGAGACAACTATTATGGGGCTGGTGGACTGACAACCATTCTTGATGGCGGAGGTGGCGCGTCTGAGCATCATGCCTTCGCCGCTTACAGCGGCGTTATCAACGTCACCATCGACGGCTTGGTGATTAAGAACTACGTTGATTCTCCAGACCAGAATTACACCCGTGGTGTTCTCAACATCTCGCCGGCTGACCCTGGCTGGACGCTGAGAAATTGCGACATTGGTCCGAATGTTGGCGTTGGTGTTGAAGTCGTGACCGGAATGACGGTCAGAAACAATAAGATTCACGACAACAGCTGGCTTGGAATTAATGGATATACTGGCTCAACCAATATATTAGTTGATAACAATGATATTTACAATAATAACACGGCACACCTCTCGCCATTTGGTCCAAGTGCTTATGCCGCTGGCATCAAGCTATATAACATAAGTTACATAACGTTGTTGAACAACAAGATTCACGGCAACTATGGAGCTGGATTGTGGTTTGACCATGATTGGCACCACGTGACTGTTACCGGTAACGAAATATTTGGACATCTCCGAGATACATATAATACAAATAACGCAGGTGTTGGTTTATGGTTCGAAACTGGGCTATCTGGCGGTTCCTATCTAAGCAACGTCGTAAATAACAACTACATTCACGATGAAGACGTTGGGGTGTTGATTTCAACGTCCAGCGATATTGATTTCCACCATAATGCTATGGCTGGATGTAGAATAGCTACTGTCCGCGCATTCGAGGAGCCGCGTGGCACCGGCGCAAATGGCGTAACATGGCAGGAACAGCATGTCCATATTCACGACAACTGGTTTGCTTATTCGCAAGGCGTGAATAGTCAGAGAGATACAGGATCTGGATTCCTTTGGTACAATCAGGATAATACTTATACTAATAATACTTACTACATCAATTGTGGCTCGAGCGATTTCGCCTATGAGGGCGAGCGTTATGTGGATAACAATGGCACACTCAGAAGCTACACGTCATGGCAGTCGCTGACATCGAATCCAGATAGCACCTCGACATTCAACTGTGGTCAGACAACGTTGCCTGTCGGGGTGGGGCCAAGAGGGGGGTATATTGGATAATAAGAGAGAATCATGATGCCGAGCAAGACGCCGAAACAAGCGCGATTCATGGCTGCCTGTTCGCATGGGGCCGGTTATCCGAGCTGCCCGCCGTCGAATGTGAGCAAGGAGTTCAACAACGCCGACAAGGGCGGCCGCATGTTGGCCAAGAGTGCGAAACCGCATTTACCGCCGAAACGTGGCTATAAGTGATGTGCAACAAAGACTGCATCAACTTCGTGGCCAGCCGTGTGCACGATGGTGAAATATTCGGTCGACGCATACTTGAAGTTGGATCGAGAGATGTAAACGGCTCTGTTAGGCCAGCAATCGAGGCACTGAAGCCAAGAGAATATATTGGTATTGATATAGAACGTGGAATTCGTGTCGATCGACTAATTAATGCGCTTGATATCTTAAACGTTTTTGGTGAAAATAGCTTTGATGTCGTGATTTCCACAGAGATGCTGGAACATGTAGAGGATTGGCGAACTATAATTAACAACATGAAACGTGTTCTTATTCCTGGCGGTATCATTTACATAACAACTAGATCGGAGGGATTTAAATATCATAACTATCCACACGATTTCTGGCGATATAGCATCAAAAATACCAAAGCCATATTCTCAGATTTTGAACAAGTGGAAGTGGTGCCTGATCCATCCTGCCCAGGAGTATTTGTAAAGGCGCGGAAGCCGCTTGACTTTCATGAGATTGATTTGAGCGGAATTGAACTAAGCTCCTCTCTTAAAGAGAAGAGAACATGATTAAGTAGCATGCTGTGGCACTTCTGCAAGCAACATATCCGATAGCGCCGAAGGGCCTCGCGACCAACTTCGAGGAAACAGCCCTACCCCCGGACTACGCGCTGCGGTTCAAGAACCGCTTCATCAACGCGGCTGGCGGTAGCGAGAAGCGTCAGGGCCTTGTCAAGCACAGTCCCGCCATACCAGGTGCACCAAATGTCACCTCCCTGCATGAGCTGGTCAACAGCCGTACCGGAGATGCGACGCTGCTCGCCGCCGGTGATGGTCGTATTTACCGCTACGAGGCGGTGACATCTGCATGGGTAACGGCGCTCGATAGTGGCTTTAGAGATGTTACTTACCAGTCCGTACAGATGGTCGATCGGCTGATTTTCGTGAACGGCACCAGCCGAAATATGTACACCAAAGACGGAACCATTTTCACCACGCTCGATCCGATAATCGACGAAGATCAGGCCATCTCGCCGACCAACTCGACGCAGCTTGTGATCTCGAATACGACGGCCGGTGGTGGCGATCTGAGTCAGCGTGGCGCGACCATCAATGATGTTGTCTTCAACCTGACGGTGCCTGGCCTCGCGATGATCACTGCGGTTGGTTCCGCAACCGCGACGCATACGACGATAGGTGGCCAAGGTCCGGGGAATCATTACCAAATTCTCGATTATGTCGAATTGAACATCATTCCTCAGGATGGCGGTGGAGAAGATGACAACGTTGCTATTGCAGGATCAGGAAGCGGCGTTAATACAATAACCGTGTCTGGTATGACAAATTGGCCATCTACAAATATCCGTGTTGGAGACTTTATTTATAATACGACACGTAATCTTGTGACCATCGTTACCGCTATTTCCAGCGGTTCTTTAAGTGTTGGTGGTATAGGTGGCCAAGCTTCTGGCGATAGCCTGACGTTCCACAAGTCTGCCATGCCGATCGCCAAACGCGCCCACGTGCATTACGGCAGATTATTCTTGATTGACAGCCGTGATCGCCATCTCGTCCGCATCAGCGGCCCCGATGATCCCACGGACATGACGACCTCGAGCGGTACGCTCCAGAGCATCACGTTCAGTTTCGGTTCCCAACAGCCGACTGGCGACATCATCAAGACAATGGCCAGTTACCAGCGGTTCTTGGTGATGTGCGGCAATAGCTTTACACTCCTCTTCGAGGGCATCGATCCAATCGTCGATGATGCGACCGGCAGCAAGGATTTCAGTCCGGCAGGCATGTTTCCGCAGGGGGCCCGCTCGCCGCAGGGTTTAGCGACCATCGGCAACGATGTCGTAATCATCTCTGATGACGGCGTGCAAAGCTTCTCATACCTACCGCAGAGCGGTGGCAGCGGACTCGGCCAAGAGAACTTGTCTGAGGCACTCAAGAATACGCTGCGCACGTTGATCGCCACCACGAACGAGGCGGATATTATGGTGTTCCATTATCCGAAACGTTCATGGGTGTGCTTCAAAATCGGTACGCAAATTTTCGTCTACAACTACACGCCATATTTCGGAACGGCATTCATGGGGGCTAGTCCGCAAGCAGCATTCTCGCCGCAACCGACGCGCGGCAGCTGGTCGCTATTCGATGGCAAGTTCGCGCAGCAGAATGCGTTTCTAACACGGCAGGATGGCACGTTGATTTGCGCGGGTGCTGGTGGACAGGTCTATCAGTTCGACGCGGGTACTTATGACGATGATGGCACCACCTACGCGACAGAATATCAATCCGGATGGCTGACATTGGACGAGCCGCAACGCTCGTTGCAGGTGAAGCAGGGACATTATATCCAGCCGGCGTTTCATGTTGGTGCTTCGATCGTCTACACGATTACCGCCGAGGCGCCGTTCGAGGTAGAGAGTCAGGATACAGTGACTGTAACGGCGGCTGGCCCAGCTATCTTCGACAAGAAGTTTCCGTTACGTTGGCGCGGCAAAGAAATGCGTCTGACGATCACGACGAGCGACCAGCTGGGGCCCGACATCGTGTCCAGGTTCACGCTGTTCATCAACAGGGGCGGTATCCGATGAGACAGGTTGACGTGTATGGAAGACTAAATACAGGTAATCTAACAGAGCGTCCGCTATCAAAGATAGAATTCTCTCCAGCGGACCCATGGGGGACATGGTACGAATCTACAATATGTGATGCCGTGATCGCGGCATCATGGCATGTTTGGGCGGAGCAACACTGATGAAATTCGATTTCGCTGTATTCACGACAGACGAAGACACCTGCAATCTTCCATTACCAGTCGAGATGAGCAAGATCACTGATGTTGCTAATGGCATTGGCCATTTCACCTGTGCGCAGGATATCGAAATTGCCAATTGGATTATCAAGATCACCAAAATACTGACTCTGAGGTAGCAAAGCGATGCCGTTTCCCTTTGCCGCTGCACTGATGGGCATGTCGGCTGCTGGTTCCATCGGCAGCATGTTTGCCGGCGGCGGCATGCAGGGCATGGGCCGCATTCAGCGCACTCTCCAGGCGCAGGTAAATGCTGCGAGTGCTGCGCAACGCTACTTCCAGGCTGCTGGCGACGTAACCAATCCGCTGTTTCGGCAATCAGCGGCAATGGAAGAGAGTCGCCTGCGACGTGCCATTTCCGAAGGTGTGATGGGTAGTCAGCTCATGGCGCGTAAGGCCCGTGCACGCGGGGTGTATGCCGGCGTTCGGCCGGAGCGCGAAGACGAAGCACGCAATCTCGCAATGGGTAAGCTATTTCAACAAGCTAGTGAGCAGGCGGGCGGGCTTGCGCAGCAACGGCTCATGGCGACTGGCCAGGGTATGTTGGGCGTCGCCCAAGGTTACGGCCAGGCTGCTGGTGGTGCGAGCGGATATGCGCAAATGGCCACCGCTGAGAGCGTCGCCAATCAGATGAAGTACCAACGAAGCTTCGATATTCTGGGCCTCGCTGGCGAGAGCATGGGCGGTGGCCAGCAACTGCGCAGTATGTTTGCCCCAAGCGGGCAAATGTCCAGCTATGTCAATCAGGCACCATGGGCGCAGTTCTCCGGACTGCGGCCGGCTACGCAGCCGCAATTCTCATGGATGAGATGATGCTTTCCACCACCTATTGTGTTGAAATTATGGGGTGCAGCCCACTCGCCGAATCGTAAAAATTAACGTAGAGTGGGCCGTTCCGGGTACGATCCGGAACGGCCCAATTGGAAAGGTATTTACATGCGTAAAGTAATGCCGACGCCGCGCGTCGTCAACGACGACGAATTCTCTCATGGTAGAGATTGGAGTGAGTCACGCCAAATCTGCCGAAGATTGGGCTGCAATAATACATGGAGGCGCATTAGCGCGCGTCCCGACAAGATATATTGCTGTCGGTCGTGCAAAGATGAGGAACGAGATTTTCGCCGTAAGACGCGACGAAAATATTTCTCGAGATCGTCTGCGCAATTTCCCCTGCCTTTGGGGGAGAATGCACGATGAAAAAGCCATCGCGGAGTGTTTGGCAGCCTGGTCAAACGAATTTCGAGCTTCTTCACCCTAATGGGGCGCCATATGAATATCCTTCGTATCCGCCGAGTAGAAAGCCGCCCAAGACCACAGCGAGGGAGCGCTGTGCGAATGAGTATGTCCGTAGGCGCTGGCGAAGAAACAACAACACTCCATCCGTGCGAGAGCAAGTTCTCACATGTGAGTTCGATCCAGATACAGGGGAGACTTGGGAGGAATTCAAAGCAAAATTGGCTGTATATGATAGATGCATAGAGAGCGGTGGAAAGAAATGAGCTGGAAAGATAAAGCCGAGAAGCGCATTGATGCCGTGATGAAGCACGCCGAGAGCTGGGACGAGCATCGGTGGGCTGATTGGTGGCGCAAGGAGCTGGAACGGCAACGCAAGGATCAGTCGAGTGCCTCAAGACGGGTTTGAATCAAGCTTATCTGCCGAGGATCAACCGGCCGGACCGCCGATGCCGTCCGAGGTTGCCACATCGCGCATCTTCGACTCGATAACCGCTGGCCTTATTCACGACACACCATCTCCGGATGAAATTTTCCGGGCCATCCGGACGATGCCGGTCATCAATCCGCTGGCGATCATGCGCGGCCAGCAGACCGGGCCCGAGATGCTGCCCTCGACCATCCTCAAGGCGCAGCGCATGTCAGCGGTAAAGGAACGTGCGCAACTGCTGGCGCTGCTGCAGGATACACAGCAGCATGACATGCAGCGACAGCGACTCGCCACCGAGCAGAGTCGCCTAGCCTTCGATGTGATGAAGCAAGCTGCGGCGCAAGGCAATGCCGCAGTCGGCGCCATCTATAAGACATTCTCCGATATCGCCCCTGGCATGGACCCCGACCAGGCCAATCACTGGCTCGAGGGGCTGATGAAAGAAGATGTCAGCCAGGGTTTGCCAAACGAGGCTGCGGGCCGTCAGATGGCTCTACAGGCGCTTGTCAAGGCCGGTGGCCTCAAGGCCAAGCAGAAGCCGCAAGGCACGCCCAGCGGCTTTATTCGAGACGAGGCGGGCAATCTGATGGCTGAGCCCGGTGGTCCCGAAGACCCGCGCGTTATTCGTCAGCAGGCCGAAGCGCGGCATATCGCTACCGCCGGCGGCGGAGGTGGTGGAGGTGGCGGTGGATTTTTCGCGCCGCAGATTCTGCCGATTCAGACACAGGAACGTAATCCCGATACCGGTGAGTTGATGACGACGACCAGCTATATGGCCGGCATCAAGCCGAAAGGTGGGGCACCATATGCCGCGCCGCTTGCCGGCGCGCCGCAGGCGGTCAAGACCAAGCCGCTGGCTATGGCAGAAGCGGGCCGAGTGCAGGGAACGCGCCAAGGCGTCGAAATTGTCGATCAGATCGAGCAGCAGGTATTGCCCGAAGGCAAGCTCGACCGTGGTGTGCTGGCAGGTGCGACTGCCGCTCGGCATGGCGCGCCCGGTATTGCTGTGCCCGAGGGTGCGCTGGTCAACCAGCGCATTCTGCAGGCCATGGACCCTTATGTCCGGGCGACGACCGGTGCGGCTCTCAACGAGCAGGAACTCAAGAATGCAAATCAGATGTTTGCGCCAGGCGTTGGCGACAGCGAGGCGCAGGTCCGCGACAAGCTGAGCCGGTTGCGCGACTTCCTGAGCGGCAATCTATCGTTGATGGGCATGGTGCTGCAGCCAGGATCGCCAGCATATCAGGGGATGTTTTCGCACCAGCAATCACATGCACAACCGCCAGCTGGATATTACCCCACTCCGCCAGCTAATTCCCCACCAGGGGTGTTTGGGCCGCCACCAAGTCAAAGTTTTGCTAATCCGGCAAATTCTCCCGTGACAGCACCTGCTGCACCTGCTAAGGTTCGGAGGTTCAATCCGTCAACTGGGAGAGTAGAGTGAGGTACACAGCTTTCGACATCGGTTTGATTGTCGTGGTGGCAATTATGGGCGTGCTGCTGCTGGTCGGATGTGTCGACGCACGTGCCAGCGATGTCGACGATTGCCGGGCGCTATCGCGTACCGAAGATGGCTTCTGGCGGTGTATGGAATACAAGCAGCGTCAGGAAGCGCAGGATAATGCCATCTGGAGTCAGGTGTTCAGCCAGCCGGTACCCAATCCGTTGGCATATATGCCGCAGCCGCGCCAGCAGACGACATGCTACACGGCCGGATACGGCGCCGTGACGTGCTACTGAAATGCCTCTCGTAGAATTCCCCAATGGCGAGCGCGTCGACTTTCCGGATGACATGCCGGAAGAGGAGATGCACTCCGCCGCTGCGTCCTACTGGCAGGGAAAGCAGAAAGGCACCATGAGCAGCGGCGAAAGCTTTATGCATGGTGCCGGCAACATCGCCTACGGTTTATCGAAGATGGCAGCGCGCGCGCTGCCACAGGAAGCCCGTGGGGTCATGGCTCGCCCGCTGGGGAATCTCGAGGAGAATATCAAGCAGCGGAAAATCGAGTACGAGGCACGCAAGCCGGAAGGCTTCGATGTTGCCAAGATGGCTGGCGAAATTGCCGCAACATTGCCGATCGCGCTGGCCGGTGGTTCCGGCCTTGCCGGTGGAATGGTGGCCGGTGCAATTGCCGGTGCGGCATCGCCAGAAACCGATGACGAGGATCATTACTGGCACTCCAAGATGAGGCAGGCCGGTATCGGTGCTGCTGGTGGTGTTGTCGGTCAAATTGCCGGCAAACTGATCGGTGGGGCGGTAAATCCGGCGGCGAAACAGTTGGTTGGCGAAGGTGTTACGCCATCGCTGGGCCAAGCTATCGGTCCCAAGGCGGCAGTGGCCGAAGAGAAGCTTACCGGCGTGCCGTTTCTTGGCGGAGCGATCGCTCGCACGCGAGATCGCGCCATCGGGATGATGAATGTGGCGACCTACAATCGCGCGTTGTTGCCGATTGGTCAGAAGGCCAGCGGCGAAATTGGGCATGAAGGTGTCGAGGAAGTGCGCCAGCATCTGAGCCGCGCATTCGATGAGATCGCGCCGAAGCTGACTCTCGCTCCCAACACCCTTGCATCCGATGTGGCACCCATTGTCGAGAAGGCGGCTCAATATCTGCCGGAGAAGGAAATGAACCGGCTCGGCGAAATCTTGGATCGAGCCCGCACAAAGAATAATTTCAAGGAAGCCGAAGAATACCTTAATCACTTTGCCACTGAATATGGCCGCGCTCCGGACCCTGATATGCGCTCTCTCGGCGAGCATCTATCTAGCGTGCTCGACGCCGCGCGCAATAGCTTGGCTGAGCAGAATCCCGCATATGCGTCTCGGTTGCGTGCCATAAACGAGGGTTGGGCCAATTATGATGTCATCCGTCGTGCTGCTGGTGCGCAGGGCTCGCGCGAGGGCGTCTTCAGTCCAGAGCAGCTCAATGCAGCAGTCAGATCACACGCCATTGCTCGTGGTGGTCAGGCAAAGGGACTCGGCCAATATGCCAGCGGTCAGGCATTGATGCAGGATTTGTCGCGTCCGGCCATGAGGGTGCTCGGCAAGAAATACCCCGACAGCGGCACTCCAGGAAGGATGATGCAAGCTGGCAACGTAGCGGTGCTCTTGGGTCCGCTGTTGGGTCATCCAGCGACCCTTGCGTTGCCGGTTGCCGAGGCTCTCGCAGCAATTCCATATGCCAGCCAACTACTTAGAAGGGCATCGGCTGCTGCCGTTCTAAAGCGGCCAGCTGGGGCGGGCGCGGCCGCACTTACGGCAAAAATAGCAGGCAGGGTAGGGGTGGTATCGCCAGGTGTTGGTTTGGTATTGGACGAAGCGGGTGTGCCATGATGACGGCAGTTTACAAACTGAGACGTCTTCTAGCGAGATTGTGCGGGCGTTTCTTGGCGCACACGCCTGCTGGCTGTATGATGGTTGGTCGCGGGTTTCCGTCATTTCTTACAAGAGAAGAGCGTTACATTTTGCGACACAGCATCATCATTTCTCAGGTAAAATTCCGTGACACATGAGGAAATGCTCTACATCTTCGCCAAGGGTTTCATCGTCGCCACGTTGGCTGGCGTGATCAGGTGGGCATGGGACAAATGGCAAAGAAGCACCCCGGATTCAAAGCCGTAGCATCGAGGATCGCGGCCAAGGAAGGCGTCAGCAAAGAGCGCGCGAACGCCATTCTTGCCGCGAGTTCGCGCGGCGCATCGGCGTCGGCCAAGCGCAAGAATCCCAGGCTCAAGAAGGTCTGATGTGCCTTCACGCCAAGTCTTTTTCACTGAGTCGCTTGGCACTGCGAACGTCAGCAGTAACGTTCGTACTGACGTAACTGCGCTCACTTTTGTTAATACAGCAAGCGCCGCCTATTTCATAGGAGGCAGCTGGTCGATCCGCGCTAGTGAGGCACAGAATAATGCTTTTGCGCAGATAGTCTACCAGGAAGCCGCCGCCACCGCGACCGTATGCGATTTCATGTTCGCTGGAGTGACCGCGAGCGACGTTGAGTGCCAGTTCGGATTTCGGCGCATTCTCACCGAGAACTCCGCAGGCACGCGGCATGTCAATTTTCGTTTGCACGTCAGCGCCAACACCAAAATGAGCGAGGTGCGCAATCTCAGACTGTGGGCCATCAAGGCTACTGCGGCCGATGCTTACGGTACGACTGAGACGTTGCATCAGATTGTTGCCCCTACTGGCTGGGCAACGGCATGTTCAGCGACGTTTACACCGGCCACGCAGGGCAATTATCTTGTCATGGGCGTCGGCGGGCTTGCCATTCAGCAGGGCGGACAGAAGCATCGCGGCGCGAGACTGCTCCATCAAGGAACAGCTGGGCTTTCGCCAGCCGGATACATGGGGATGTATTCGTCCGGTGGATTCACCAGTCCCAGTTCATGCTTTCCGATCGTCGATGTGGTAAATTTTGCTGCTGGATCAAATACTCTCGAATATCAATTTGGCACCAGCGCCGTTCTTTGTTCAGCCAATGTCAATTGGGCGCGCATTGCGGCGTTGAGGGCAGATGCTTTCAACGCAATTACGATTGCCGCAACTAATGTAACTGCCTCTATTTCAGCAGCAACATTTGTTACGGCTTTAACGACTTCATTAGCTATGAAGGGCGGACTTAAATACGGCATTCTTGCTATGTCTCGTGCTAGGGCGAGCAATCTTGTTAATTCCCAACAGGTTTATTTTATTGCTGATACAACGGTAGGGGAAACAACAATATTAAATCAAGGAACAGCAGCGGACGCTCTGTGGTCGTGGCATCCAAATGTAGTTATGGCAATGGTTACTGCCAGCCAGGGGACACATGAATTCAGGTATCAAGGTCGCATGGGAGTTACTGGCGGCGGCTTGGATATGGCTTATCAGCGAATCATCGTTATGCAGTTTGATGCAACAGCTGCGGCCGCAGCTACTGGGTCTAAGCTCGGTTTCTATATGCACGTTGATCAACAGCAGAGAATGCGATAATTAAATGGCTGTATGGTTGCGTCAGAGCACCGCGGTTTGCGCGGCTGTTGGTCCTTTCGTATCGGATAATAATCCGAGAACAGCCGTTATTGGCATCGGCAACCAGGGAAGTCACACTGTTGTATCTGGCGACCATAGGCTAAAGAAGGCCGGCGCTAATTGGGTGTCAACAGGATCATTTTTTGCTAACGAGGATGGTGGTGGGTGGTTTTATGAAATCGCCCTAACCGCTAACGATGTAGATACATTAGGCCAGTTATGTTGGACCACATACGCATGTGCTGCCGTTACGGTATTGCCTGTTTGGCATACATTTGAGGTAATCAACGCCAAAACATACGATGCATATTTCGGAACGGAGTCTATCCGTGCTGATGTAGTAATGTGGGATCATGTTTCCGCGACGAATGTTCTGATCAGCGCGAATGTTGGGCAGTGGAAGGGTGCCGTACCGGCTTCCCTCGGAAGTGCTTCGACAATTCCAGCTGATGTGCTCTACTGGAACCACGGGTCGGTGGCTGGGATTGTCACGGCGGGTGCGCCAAGCATCAATCTTGTGACATGGGCTGGTGCAGCGGTCAGCGCCATGCCAGGCGCACCGGGCGCGATCGCTGGAAGCGTCGATGTTAGCTCATGGGGCGGCAAGGCGGTTGCTGCCATCACCACGGCCGGCGCAATACCCGTTGATGTCATGTATTTCAACCACACAAATTCAGCTGGCAATGCTGGGATTCTGCAGGTAAACGTTGTGCAATGGTTGAGCGCAGCGCTTGCTGCCGGCAATGCTGGTATTCCGGTTGTCGATGTTCTGACATGGCAGCATACCACTGCTGCATCAATTGTCACGGCCGGGACAATTCCAGCTGACATAATGTACTACGCGCATTCAGCCAGCGCTGCGGTAGCCGCGCCGCTGCAGGTTGATGTTTCGAAATGGGATCATGTCTCGGCCGCGAGCGTAACCGTCAGCGCCAACGTCGGCTCTTTCACCGCTGGCGTGCAGCTGCCGGCCGTAACGAGTGTCGTGAATATCGGTTCAGGGGCCATGACGGCCACATCGTTCGCCGATGCTGCCATTCGCCAGGCAACGCTGGCAACGACGTTGCTCGTCAGCGCCAATGTCGGTTCGATCGGTAGTGGTGTGATGGTCTCTGCCAACGTTGGCCAATGGCGCGGCACAGTGCCATCGCTGCTGTCCGGTACGCTGGTGCAGTCGCATGTCGGATCGATGTCGGCTGGCACAGTGAACTATGCGGCCGTTGGGTTTGATGCATATAAGAAAATCACCCTATGGTTGACTGGTTCGGCTGGAGTCGGCAGTTCGAAGACTCAAGTCTCGGCTGTTTCCATTTCACCAAACAGCACTGATTTCTACAAAGGTTCGGTAATTCTGATGACGAGCGGCACATGTCAGGGTGTCATGCGCCGCATTACTGGCCAAGCCGGAAGCGTCGTATCGTTCGCGGCGATGCCCTTCGAGGTATCGGCGGGAGATGAGTTCGGCTTCCTGATGACATCGTGGATGGAGGCCCCAGGTGGCGCCGCTGCCGATGTCAACGTTCTGACATGGCTGGGAGCGACGCCAAACACACTAAACGCCGGCAATGTCAGGGCCGATGTGATGATGATCGATCACATCTCGGCGGCAAATGTTCTCGTTAGTGCAAATGTCGGTCAGTGGAAGGGTGCGGTGCCTGCTTCTTTGGGTAGTGCGTCCACCATACCAGCTGACGTGCTTTACTGGAATCACGGTTCGGTGGCAGGCATCGTGACGGCTGGTGCACCGAACATCAACGTTGTCACCTGGGCAGGCAGCCCCGTCAGCGCCATGCCGGGCGCTGGTGGTGTTGCTGGTAGTGTGGATGTCAGCTCATGGGGCGGCACAGCCGTCGCAGCGATTGTCAGCGGCGGCTGGCCGCGTGTGGAGATAGCGAGCTATGCAGCAGGGGAAGCGCCATTGCAGCCGACCGTGGCTGGCCGAACGCTGGACGTCTCGACAGGCGGCGAGGTAGGCATCGATTGGGCGAATGTCGGCACCCCAGGTGCCACCGTCAATCTCGCGGCTACCACTTTGGGGCTTCTCGGTGCCTCAGCCATCGGTGCAAGTTCATTTGCGGCATCGGCGATTGACGCGAATGCTCTCGCAGCTTCTGCTGTGGACGAAATCCTTGATGATACGCTCGAAGGTACGATGACGGTACGCCAGGCGTTGCGCATCATCCTGTCGGCTGTTGCCGGCAAGCTATCCGGTGCTGCTACGACCAACGTGCTCATTCGTGACATAGGGGACACCAAGAACCGCATTAATGCGACAGTCGATGCTGCTGGCGATCGGACAGCGATAACCCTTGACGGAACCTAGAATGTGTTCGTCCATGTATATTTCCCTGCTGTCTATTTTCCAGGCACTTATTTTCCTGGTGTTGCCGTTTCCGGAGCATTGATCGTGGCACTTGAACACCAGACGACCGTCAAGAGCTGGTTCGAGGCTGGCGACGCGCCGACACAGGTGCAGTTTTCGTCGTTCATCGAAAGCAGCATGCCGGAATGGCAGGTCAATGCGACCGAGCTTATTCTTGGGGGCGCAACAGGTGTCCTCACAGTACTCTCCGCCGTTAGCGCAACTGTCGGTGGAAGCATTCCGGTTTTCGGAGCTGTCGGCGGCCAAGTCACGACGGTGAATGTAACGGCATCTCTCGTAAGGATGCTCGGGACCGGCGTCGGCCCGCAGATCGTTGCGGCCACCGGTACGGCCGCGGTCGCATCATTGTTCGACTCATCAAGCTTTACATATACTCATCCGCAAGCAACGGCCGCCAATGCGCGGACGATTAACAACAAATTTACGGAAATTTTTTCCGTCAAGGACTTTGGCGCGACCGGTGACGGGATTACAGATGACCGAGCGTTCATCAAGAGTGCTGTCAGCGCCATGCCGAGCGCTGGAGGTGCGTTGTTCTTTCCACCTGGAACATACAATGTCGACAACTCAATTCGTCTGAATAGACCAGGCACGTATTTCGGTGCTGGTCGAGATGTGACATTCATCAACGCGACAACCGCTCAGAGCCACGTCTTTAAGAGCGACGCTGGCGCCATAACCATACGCGACATGAGTTTCTCGTCGTCAAGTGTTCGCACCAGCGGTGCGTATGTATTGGTATCATCTAATGATTTCCGCCTGCAGAATTTTAATATGACAGGCGCGTTCGAAGGTGTGCGGATTCCAGGCACTCCTTCTGTAGTGACAATCGAAATGGGGCAAATCAGAGATACCGTTGCTCCAAACGGTGTCGGTATTCTCGTACAGGGCGGCTTCGCCCTATCTATCCGCGATATTGTGATGGACAATGCATACGGATCACAACCGGTTGCTGGAATACGAATAGTGAAGTCAGGTGATATAAAGATTCAAGACTGTAATATAATTCATTGTGCCACTGGACTGCAACTATTGGCAAATATCGGAGAGATAGATTCTGTGTGGGCAACCAATAGCTTTTTTGATAACTGCTTCAACAATGGCGTACATATATTAGGGGATGGTTATACTATCGCGCGATGCAGATTCAGTGATTGCTGGTTCTCATCGGCTGGCACCAATGGGGTGGTTATAGACGTATCAGGGGCTGGAATAGTAAATGGTGTAGATTTCGCTAATTGCCACGCATTCCTAAATGGCGTTAACGGTATCCTTACAAATAACCGCAAGGCTATAAACATAAATATCGTTGGTGGGCAGTTCGCGCAGAATGGGACTTCCGGGATTGCATTCGAGACTTCTGCTAGTTCATGGGGTGTTATTGGAGTCAGGTCTGGCCAGACAGCTACTCTTTCCGGTAACCAATTCGGCCTTTTCGTGAATGGTAGCGCAGCTGACAATACGAGAGTGGTCGGTGGTGACTTCAGGGGGAACACGGTCACAAATATGACTGGATTGCGGGATTATGGCCTATCCGGGACAAACTTCGTGGTAATCGGCAATTTGGGATAATGTGGCGTGGCTTTAGAGCATCAGACGACGGTCAAGAGCTGGTTCCAGGCCGGTGATGCGCCGACGCAGGGACAGTTCGCCAGTTGGATTGAGACCAGCATGCCGGAATGGCATGTCGATGCTGCCATTCAGGTGGGGGCCGGCAAAACGGGCGTTCTGGACATTCTCTCGGCGGTCAGCGCCACGACGCACGTCCCTGGCAGTGTTGGGGTGCAGTTGCTGCAAACCAGCACGACGGCTGCGGCGGATGCCATTCTCGGCATAACGACTTCGGCCGGAGGATTGAGTTTCCAACGTTCGGAATTCGGTGCTGTCTCGCGGACTATGCGCGAGAAGCTATCTGAACCGTTGAGCGTTAGGGACTTCGGCGCGATCGGTGATGGCTCGACGAATGATACGGCAGCATTTATTGCTGCATTTTCAGCAATCGATACCACCGCCGCATCCGTGTACATTCCAGGCGGAAAATATCGTCTGGAGGGTGCGGTAACAGCGTCTGGCCGACCATTCCATATCTTCGGAGACGGTATCGGCAAGAGCATCATGAACTGGTCGTCGACGGCTTCCAGTCAAGGTTTTATATTAAAAGCGAGCACCGATCCGCAAGACTTTATGAAAGTAAATGATCTTACGTTTTTTACTGCCAAAAGCAGTGCGGCAACTGTTGGATTAACGCTTGATTATCGTGCGCAGATCGTTGTGTCTGGGTCAACGGCTGGGCAAGAGCGTTATAGGATAGGTGGCCTATATCCACGATTTATTGTCGAAGATTGTCTATTTACAGGCGTATCCGGTAACTTTAGTGGGTGGAATGTCGGCATTGAAAATATTGTCGGAGATAACGGCACAGTTAAAAGCTGTCATTTTATCGGATGGATTGAGGGTTTGGTTGTTGGGCAGGGCGCGCGCTATCCTGGAAATGACTGTGCCATTTGGAATCATGGAGTCGGCAATAGTTACGAGAATGGTCATCCTGTTGCGTTGCATGTAATAGGCAACAAGGTTTTTTATTATAAGGATGGAGTTAAGTTCGACCAATGCGAGGGATGTTATGTTGTTAGCAACGACTTCATCGCGTGTGGAAATTGTGTAGTGTTTACCGGCCCAACAGCGACACCATATGCTGCTAATCCATTTATGACGGTGATCGGTAATGATACAGACTTTTATAATGCTGGTGTAATCGCAACAGATGCCGCAGACATCAGGGTAACTGATAATGAATTTATCGTTAGAACGGAATCATCGGTTGCGGCGCTGTATGGCGTGATGATGAGAAAAACGAATGCTGATATGGTAGATTCATCTATTCACCATAACTCATTCGTGAATTTTGGTTCTCGCCCATATATTGGTGTACGCACTGAGGGCGCAAGAACCGTTAGTATTGGTGCCAATAGCTTCAGGGGAACAACAACCGGCATTGAGTTGGGCGCAAATGCTGGTGGTGTTGCGTCTCAGGCTTGTGTTGTAGAAGATAGCAATACATTCTCTGGCGTAACCACTAAATTTTCCGTCACTAGTGCTGCCGGCAACTACATTGCCAATGTAAGTGCCGGGGCAAACGGCATGATGAACCTCAGCAACGGAATGCAATTCAGGATGGGGACACAAAACGCCGGAACATCGGCTGGCAATTCTACGATTAACTGGGAAAGAAATTTCACATCATCATGTCTTGGTGTGGTTATTTCTAACGGAAACGGTGCGGCAGTGTCAAGGCAAAGTATCTTTAATGTAGAGGGTTTTACAACTGGCGGATTTACGTTTAGCTTGGTCTCTGCGGACAGTGGAGGGCGTATCACCACCACTGTTACACTAAACTTTCTTGCCTGGGGCATATAATGCCTAGTCTTCTTCACCCGACACTGCGAGACATTTCACCGCAGCTTGATGCCGATAAACTCAAGAACACCGGCCGGCAGGTGCAGGAAGAGTTCACCCCGGACGCTGAGAGCTGTTCGGAATGGCGGGAAATGCACGCGAAGTGGATTGAAATCTACTTTCAGCGCGACAAGACAGAGAAGCCGTTCGAAGGGGCCAGCGACGATAGCCTGCCGATCCTGGCCGAGGCATGCGACCAGTTCCACGCCCGTGCGTCCAAGGCGATGTTCCCGGCGCGCGGCCGCAAGATGATCCGTTGCGTTCCGACTGGTGCCGTCGATCCGATGTCTCTCGAGCGCGCTCAGCGTGTCGAGAAGTACCTGCAGTGGCAGCTGTTGGATCGGGGCTCGGACTACCGTCAGGCCAAGGACGCCATGTTGATGGCGTTGCCGCTGCACGGCTGCATGTTCTCAAAGGTGTTTATGGACCCGGTGACGGGCCGCCTGGCGGTTCGCAACGTTCGGGCAACGGACCTCATCATCCCGTACGGCACCGGTCCGCGTATGCTCGACGATATTGGGCGAAAGACTGAGATTCAGTGGGTGCCGCGCCACCACGCCAACAAGCTGACATCGACCGGGTATTTCAATCAGCCGCTGATGCCGTGGTCGAGCCGCGGCAGCGTCGCCGGCAAGAACCCGGCCGATGACGTCGTGGACACGATTATGGGCTTCCAGGAAGGCCACAGAGACGCGTCGGACTATTGTCTGGTACTCGAGCAGCACCGCTGGCTCGACCTCGACGAGGACGGCGTGGAAGAGCCCTACATCGTCTGGCTGGACGCCATCAACCAGGAAGTCGTGCGCATCC